GTGTCACGCTCGATTCTTTCAACCAAGATTTTTCGCCTCGACTTAGGTCGCTTAATCCTTATTCTGGCTGTGATGAGTGCATTTGTGACGCTGGCAAACAGCTTCTATGCCAGTTATCGGGTTCAGCGGCAGTTACTGATTGATAACACTCTGGAAGCGAACCGCGTTTATGCCACGAAATTGGCGTCCAGTACGGAAATTTTTCTGCTAAGTGCGCAAAAGCAGCTGCATTACAGCAGTGTGATCGCCGCAAAGAATTTTGATGATCAGGCTGCTCTGCAAGCAGAGACTGCTCGGCTAAAATACCAAACTGACAGTTTTAACTCGGTTGTGGTGACGGATACTCACGGCATTGTGCGCGCTACATCGCCTGATAGCCTCCAGTTATTGGGCCACAGCCTGACATCCCCTGGGTCTGTAGAGGCGCTAAAACTGCGTCGCCCGCTCATCAGTAAACCCTATATGTCCGCCGCCAATAATCTGGTCATCAATATTTCGACACCGATTATCACGCCAGATGGGCACTATCGCGGTTACATCGGCGGGACAATTTATCTCCGTAAGCAAAGTATTTTAAATGAATTATTGGGCGAGCATTATTATCGTGATGGTTCTTACATCGTGGTGCTCGACAGTGATCGGCGTATTCTTTATCACCGCGATGTTAACCGCATCGGAGAAATACTGGAACCTAAGCCGATTACCGAGGCCAGCAAGAAAAGTGACAATGGCAGCTTGATAGTGACCAATACCAGCGGCGAACCAATGCTGGCGGGTTACTCCATGGTCGACCCTGCGGGTTGGGAGATTGTTACCCTGCGGCCAGAATCGTCCACTTTAAAGCCCCTAGAGGGGTTAATGCTCAAGGGATTGGGCCATATAGCGCCGCTGGCGTTGCTCACACTGCTGGGGGTCTGGCTATTGTCCCGCATGATTGCTCGCCCGCTATGGTTACTGGCAGGCAGTGCCAATGATATGGATAAGCCAGATATAGCCAACAGTATCAAAGAGATACCTTCATGGTATTTTGAATCTACTCAGCTTAAAAGGGCGCTGCTGATTGGGATTAGTTTGCTGCAGAAGAAAATTGGTAAGTTGAGGTTTGAAGCACAAACTGACCCAATGACGGGCTTGTATAACCGACGCGGGCTAGCCACAACACTTGAGCCAATTTCACAATTTGAACAGCATTTTTCGGTCATCGCGCTGGATATTGACCATTTCAAGGTGATTAATGATTCTTACGGCCATGATGTTGGTGATGAAGTTATCAAGCAGTTAGCGGTGCAGATCCGCGAAAGCTCCCGTGATACTGATATCCTGTGCCGTAGCGGTGGGGAAGAGTTTTTGATGTTGCTGCCCGGCACTTCACCTGATGTCGCCATTCAAGTCGCTAACCGGTTGCGCCAAAATGTAGAGATGATGGTGATGCCAGGCATTCGACCTATTACTATCTCGTTGGGAGTGGCGTACTGGAGCGGGGAAGATAAGCCGGAGGATGCGCTAAAACGCGCCGATGAAGCGTTATATCATGCGAAGCAGCGGGGACGTAACCGGGTAGAAACCAGCTAATAAAAAAGGCGCGCTCCGTGTGGAGTACGCCTTTTTAAACAACATCTTAACTGACTAGTATCAGTTCATGCCGTATTTTTAAAATACCGGTTCTCATGCTTGTGTGTGTTTATTTAATCTCATTTAAAAACAATATCTTAACTTATTTTCATACTGTGTATTGTTCCAGTGTTTTTTATTGTTTATGCTGTCTTACAAAGAACCGTGGGGTACTCGGTGGGGTACTCGAGAATGTATGAACTGAGTTGAGGCATTGATGACCGCCAGCCTAAATAAGCTCTCGGATAAGAAGTTGAAGTCACTTGACCGGGTGGAAAGGGATAAGCCTTTAAAATTGGCTGATGGTGCAGGTCTGATGATCCGTGTAACCGTCAAGGGCGCTATCAGTTGGATGTTCAAATATCGTATTGGTGGTAGAGAGAGTGAGGCGATAGTAATCACCTTGGGTAAATATCCAGATATGAGCCTCAAGCAAGCCCGTGATGCTAGAGACAAATGCCGCTCTTGGCTCTCTGATGGGAAAGACCCACGCTTGCAATTCAACCTCACGATGGCTGCAACTCTTAAACCTGTAACGGTTAAAGAAGCATTACAGTATTGGATCGATGAATACGCTACTGATAATCGAGCTAATGTGGAACGGCATAAAGCCCAGCTAGAGAAACATATTTATCCTTATATTGGAAATATTGCGCTTTCTGATTGTGAAACACGTTATTGGCTACAATGTTTTGACCGCATGAAAAAAGTAACACCTGTTGCCACTGGTTATGTATTTCAGATGTGCAAGCAAGCACTAAAGTATTGCCGTGTAAGGCGTTATGCGGTTAGTAATGCTTTGGACGACTTGACGATACCTGATGTCGGAAAAAAACAAGCGAAGCGTGACAGAGTATTAACCGATAGAGAATTAAGGGACGTTTGGCAGATTATAGAAAAAAACGATATGTTGCCATATTATCGGAATCTGGTTCGATTGCTGGTGGTATTCGGTGCTCGTACTCATGAAGTTCGTCTTTCTACTTGGAATGAGTGGGATTTTGATTCCAGATTATGGACAGTTCCAAAAGAACACAGTAAGACGGGTGATAAAATAATTAGGCCAATACCAGACGCAATATATGGATGGTTAGAAAACCTTAAAAAGCAGAATAAAAAGAGCGGTTATTTATTAGGTGAAGAAAAAGATTCATCCGCTGTTAGCCAAACTGGGCGGGGGATTTGGAAACGGTTGGGGCATAGTGAATTATGGACGCTTCATGATTTACGCAGAACTTTATCAACAGGCATGAATGATATGGGTATACCGCCACATATAGTTGAGTTACTACTAGGTCATGCTCTGCCCGGCGTTATGGCGGTATACAACCGTAGTCAGTATCTACCAGAGAAACTAGACGCACTGAACAAGTGGATAGAACGGCTGGATGTGTTGGCCGGCAATCATGAGAACGTGGTTTTGCTATCACCAAACAAAACGGCGTAAACTGTAAATAGCGGGGCTAGGTCGGCCAACCGAAAAGCGGGAAACCCTACCCGCCTGTCTCGCTAAATTTTACTATAGGGGCGTTAAGGGTGCGTTATGTCAGAAATAAAAGTTCCATTCTCATATTGCAAAATTTCAAGAGCGTCTAACCTGTTAGGTTGTGAGTCGACCGACCTAATTAATTTAGCGATCGAGGGGAGAATAGAATTATGCATGATGCTGGATAATTTTCATTGCAGGATTTTATTTAAAGGTAGTATGGAAATGGCAGATGATTGGTATTCAAAGCTAACATTTCCTAGTAGGGTTATGAGACCACTCTCTGGTCAAACAAGAGCTATTACAAAACATTCATTTATTGAATTTTCAAATAAAAAATATTTTGATTCTAAAGAGTTGGTTACTGGGGTTGATATTTTTAATGAAGAGGAAGGGAATGGATTTATTGTTGGGTATGCTTTTGCTCACGGTCTTTGGAAAGTAGGTGTTTCTGTTTCTGGATTTGAAGTTAACTCAACGATTAATAATATGTTTCCTGGGTTTTCTCCTTGTTTATCTGGAGATGATTGCCCAGTTGTTCAAATATTGCCAGCTAAGCCATTTATTGAAAATAAAGAGACGGGACGATTGAGGATTGATAATTTAGAATTTAAGGCCAGTTATGATGATCTTTGGATTACATCATATGATATACGAAGAATTATTGATTCAGGTTATGATTTTGACTCACTCTCAGTCCTAAATAATAAGGGATTGCCAGAGTTTGATAACATGGGGAATATAAATAATCAGGTAATTAAAAGTCACCCAACGGCTGAAAGGCATTCAAAAAATCGTCTAGATGTTGTAATGGCTGCAATTAATTTTAAAGAAAAACACCAAGACGCTTTTAAGTCTGAATGTATAAAAAGTGATGGAAGTTATAATTTTACTGAATGGGCAAGACAGGTATTAGATAGGCCGGCTCTGTTCCCTAATTGTGAAATAAAAATCAAGTCAATTGATACTGTACAAGGCTATATATCTGCCATTTTTAAAGCACCAGATGAAAGGAGGTAGCCCCGTTCTATCTATTAGAGAGGGGTCTCTATACTACACTCACCCCCGTATAGCGCCTATACACCCCTGCCTAGCCTTAGAGCTGGGTATACATACAGTTAAAATTCTTTAGCATTGTCTCCACAGCATTAAAACAGTGGAGGCAACATGCCAACGAATATCGATAGTTCTGAAAACCGCCAGCGCAGTGAAGTAGCATTATTCATCCTACCTACACCAGAACAGCGCCGCACTATGCTCGCTGAATACGCCGAACCTTATGATCGCCTTGTGCGTGAGAAAGAGTGTCAACGTATTACCTCATTATCACGTTCTACTCGATGGCTCATGGAGAATGAAGGCCGCTTCCCTGCCCGTAAGCCTCTAGGCCGCAATTCATGTGCGTGGTTGCTCAGTGACTTACTTTGCTGGGTTCGTAACCCTCCAGCGGTAAATAACGTTAATACTCCATGTGGCCGCAAGCCTGCTTAATTAAGGTCTGAAATATGAAAACTAAAAATATGGCCGCAATCGGTCAGGGACAAACTCACACCAAAATTCAGGAAAGCGATATTAGTTCTTTTGAATTTAAGTCTGTAGACGGGGCATTATTGGCAACGGTGGGGGTAGTGGCCATCAATGACCAGCCTTGGTTTATGGCCTCAGATGTTGCCGTCGCTCTCGGGTACAGCCAGACCCAATCACTCACCAAGATAGTGGATGATGAGGATAAAAATTCGGCGATCATCCAAAATGGATGTAACTATCAAAATCAATCAGTTATCAACGAATCCGGTTTATATACTGCCGTTATCGGTAGCAACAAGCCAGAGGCTAAGCGGTTTAAACGTTGGATCACTGTCGAGGTGTTGCCGGAAATCCGCAAAACCGGTGGATATCTCCTCCCGACCATGCAAACCAAATTGCCCGATTTTACTGATGAAGTGGCCGCAGCCCGCGCATGGGCGGATGCTCGTGAAGAGGGGCGTAAGGCTCTGGCGCTGAGTTACCAGCAAGCTGAGTATATTCACCACTTGGAAAGTCTGTTTGCTGACGGCTTAACCCCCGTTCAGTTTTGCAAGCGTTTAAACGGCGTTAATACCAGCCGTATCAATGCCTGGCTTTCTGGCAAAAGCTGGCTCTTCGATGAAAACCCTAACGGACGTCACGCACGCTGGCGCGTGTATGCGTATGCACGGGATCGGTATTTGACAGAAAAGAACACTCGGGTTGCTCACGGTGAGGGTTTTACCGCCTTCACGCCAGTTCTGTTGCATAAAGGTGCCGTGTGGATTTATCGCCATTATCTGAAGGGTGAGTTACCCATGAAAGCAAACTGGAACGGGGAATATACGCACGATAAGGAATTGGCAGGGGGCGACAATGCAGGGACTGAATAAAACAAAAGCGGCCCTGCAAGGCCGCCAATGTAACTACAGAAAAATTAAGCTAAGTCAGATTACCACACTGATCGATCAGGTCAATAATCTTGGGCGAGTAAAGGGATGCTCAGAAGTGAGCAACGGTTATAAGTTAACCGCGCCATTGGCGCAGTTAGTTCGAGATATACGCAAATCTGCTCACACCGTTCCTAACTATGGGGAACTCACCGTAATACCCAGCGCAATATTGCGCCCATTGATTTTATTGGTTTTCTCACAATCAAAATCATTCGCTAGCTGGTGGGTGTATCCAAATCTGGATAGACCTGATATGTCGGATTCTTCCCAATGGGGGACGTCTACGCCAATGGCTGACACCCTAAAGCGGAATTCCGGCTTAGCCGAAGGGGAGATCCCACCCTCGAAACAAAATCATAGGGTTATAGCTCAACCCTTTGGTTCGATGCCGCGTTTATCGAGTTCGCGACGCAGTAATCTCTTAATCCAGCCGGCCTTATTATCGTCACCGTCTTCTTTCATTGCGGCTGCCAAGCGCTCTGATAGATCTACATCTAGGCGAAGTTGTACGACGTTTCGTTCTTTTTGGTTTTCTTTGGTTGACATTGATGTTCACCCGTATATATTGAGAATCAAGGTTATCAATGTACACCATTGCATAGCTTTTAGTAAAGCAAAGCCCGGCAGTGCGCTAACACTAACCGGGCCTTTAACCACCAACGATAGGTAATGTATCGAGGTAGCTATGAATAATCATATCACACCCGTAAGTGGGCGGACTGCTTACACCTTAAATACCGAACGTTCTAAATTTACTTGGTTGTTTATTGGCACCCCAGCCAATACAACTAACTGCACTCCTATTGTGTTACGTACTGAAGCTGACACAGAAACAGAAGCCCGAGCGCTTTTCCCTGCGTGGTCTCTGACCTTTGCTGCAAAAATCCGTACTGAGTGCTCTGTAGCAGATCATCGCAGTGGCGTAGTTGTGTTCGATTTAATGGAGGTGCGCCATGCGTGAGCTAAAACCCAATGAGCAGATAAGCAGACTGAGTGCTGCCGTCACAGATATGGATTGCCTGTCACAGCAAGCATTATTGGAGATCGTAGCCATTACCGATCTGTTGCTGCACTGGATGGAGTCCCCAGAATGTTATCAACGTATGCACATGATGGCCGACGCGCTAAATCTCATCTCCTACAGGGCGCAGGAAACCATTGATAACGTCGGGCGTGAAGCGGAGTCGGTGGGCTGTGAATATATAGATCATGAGCGTCAGCGCCGCCTTGTAGCTGCGAAAAAGTACAAGATTGGAGGGGCTGACCATGAATGATATTTATCATGTTCTGGTAAATCATGATTTTAGCAAGGTATCTGACGAGAAGTTAGATGAGCACAATAATATCTACTGTGGTGCCAGTATGGCGATTAATTCTGCGATACAGGTTATCGGCAATCTGCTGCTGGAAGTTTCAGAAAGCGAAGGATATTCAGGGGAAAAAGCTATGCGTGACCTGCAATTAGTTGGATCTGCACTCAGACACCTTCCCCGTATGGCCCAAGCACTGGAGCAAAATGGTAGTTCTATCGCATTCGAGCAAGAGAAGCGCAAGGGGGCCAAAAAATGATTAGCACATTGAAATTTAACGAGCTGGAAAAGCGCGTTGTGGCCCTCGAGCTGGCTTTAGCCGCTATGCACCGTAAAGGCTCAGTACCGGAAGGGATGGCCCCTCTTACCACTCTGGCGGCTGAAATGGGGCTATCCACCAGCAAAGCGGAAGAACTGGCGAGAAATTGCGGTGTGATGATAGTTCGTCATGGCAATGGTCACGCAGTGCATGAGGCTAAATTCCGTGAAGCGGCTCTGATCATTATCAAGGGTGCTAAGCGTAAATACGGTAGCAAGTACTGGTATCACCCGTTGATCGGCAAGTTCACCATGTCAGCGAGGCCACAGCTATGAGTAAGGTAAATAATGACATTACTAGTCAGTGGCCAGATGCTCTATTTTCTTGCGTTTACCGATGGATCAATGGCCGGGTAATCAAGAAAGAAGAGGCTGACGTAGCCATGAAATGGACAAAACCCGATACCACTATGGGGGCGCTAGCTATCAAAATGCGTTCAATGGTTATCGGTGATGAAGATCCGGGCTGGATGGTGGAGAAAGGATTCCAGTCGGATAAAAACCCCGAAAAGGCGAAGGAGAATCGTAAAGCTGTAGTGTTGGAGTTTATAAATTCGGATGAGTTGGTAGCTGTCTTAGCTGATTCAGCAAGGATAAACAGGCTATTCCCACCAGCATTACCGGCAATAAAGCGAACTCGGTTACCTCTCAGTATTGGTTCCGCTGGATTTGATGCCCGGCAAGATTACGCCATCAAGGGATATCTACCCTCTAACTCGCTTTGCAGCATATACGGGCCGAGTGGTTCCTATAAGTCGTTTCTGGCGGTTTCTTGGGCCTGCCATATTTCCACAGGCAAGGCTTGGGCGGGCAAACGTGTAGTGCATGGCGCGGTGTTGTATGTTGTTGGCGAGGGTGGTGTTGGTGTGCCCCGTCGAGTAAAGGCTTGGGAAATGGCCCACAACCATAATAAAAATATTAATAGTCTCTATCTGGTTAATCGGCCTGTATTTCCGGTTAGAAGCTCTGAGGTGGATGAGGTATTGATAGCTTGCAAGCAGGTTGAAGCTGAGTGTGGTATGCCTGTAGTGCTTGTTGTATTCGATACCTTGGCCCGATGCTTTGGCGGTTCGGATGAAAATGACGCTAAGGATATGGGGGCATTTATCGAGGGATGCGACAATATTAAGCAGAAAACCGGCGCTACAGTGCTGGTGGTTCACCACTCAGGTAAAGACGAGGCTAAGGGGGCGCGTGGCTCCAGCGCCTTTAGAGCGGCGTTAGATGCTGAATTTAACGTTAAGCGTGAAGGTGATAGTCATGCATTGGTGCTTAACTGCACCAAAATGAAAGATGCAGAGGAGCCAGAACGGCATGCGTATGATCTGCGTAAAGCTGAATTGTTTAATGACGAGGACGGCGAACTGATCACCTCATTGGTGGTTATTGATAATCCAAGAACTGTAAAGGAGATAGAACCTGCTCTGGAGGGGGTTACCAAACTGACCGATAACCATGTTTCTTTGTGGCAGTCTGTCAGGTCACGTACCGCGAAAGGCGATCCCTGTACTAAGGCCATTATCAGAGACGACCTCAAATCGATGGGGGTTGATGTTAAGAATTTCCACCGATGGCTTGATAAGCTGGAGAAAGAAGGTGTCATTCTAATCGACGGGGAAAAGATTTCGCCAAAATCAAATGTGAGTAATTAAGTGAGTCGATGTGAGGTTATGTGAGGTTTACCCCCTGCATTTCCTCACTTCCTCCCTGTATACACGAGCGAAGTGAGGAATACCACTTAAAGCCCCGCCACTACTGGCCTGAGAGCGAATTGCAATAAAAGTGGTGAGCCGTAAGTGAGGTAAGCGCCAAGTGAGGCGCAAGTGAGCTGTTCTATGTCATGAGGAACTAATATGGAACTGATAGGCAAAAACAACGGACGCATGATTGAACTTAAATTTCTATATAGCGCCGTAGATGATATATCGAAAAAAGAAGAAATAACTGTAACTGATTATTTGGCTATCAAGGCTTTTGTGATTGCGGAAAAGCAAGGGCTGGAGGAGTACGCAAAAACATTACAAGAAGATGGGAGAGAACTTTCAAGAGATGCCGATGCATATTTAGATTTGCTGTTTAGAATGACCGCAGATTTAAGCTATACGGGGGAAGGAATTGAATCCGCTATTTTCAGTGCGCAATCTACAGCCTGTTGGGCGTTTTATCATTGGGGGCTGGATAAGGAAAAGTGACAATCATTTAAAAATGGCCTAGTTTGTTACTGGGCCATTGATTTATTAAAAATAGATATCCATTTCCCTTTCAAGCTCAGATGCTAAGTTAAGAGCTTCGCTTGGGCATTTTCCATTTTCAAGAAGTGCACCCCAGAATTTTCTATCAAAACAGCCATCAAGATAGAGATATCTGCAAATATGAATCAGGTCACACCTGTCCCAACCTTTTGAGCTAAAACTTCTTACTCCCAGCTCATCTTCCAAATCGTAAAAAGTGAGTGCCTCTTTTTTACGCCAAGCGCTATCAAGGCGCTTTAGTAGGAATTCAACCTTTTCTTTCGATGTAGTGAAAAACGTAGCATAAGGTTCATGCGGATTACGAGGCACACTTCCGTCAGTGTCGCTCATAATCGGATATACGCCAGACTCCTATGCATAAAGGTATGCATTACTAAATTCGTCGTGGTGCTTACCAATATGCATAACTTGCATTCTTTGTTGAATGAACAAAGCACCCATGATGTCGTTTTCAGTCATAAAAATCCTTGTTTAATAAATGGTCTTATCGCGGGATAACCATAAATCCGCGGGCATGTTTTGTAAATGTTTTGTCCTCATGCTTACCTATGTTTACCCCTCGATATGTAGGGGGTTTTCTTTATTATTTCCATGTATATCTTGAAGGGTGACACTCCGACGGGAGCCGTCACTTTAGCCGTTTAACCCCCTGCGCGATGCCGGGTTTTCCTGCGAGACGCTGGAAGTGTTAAACGGCTTCCCTCCTGAATTGGTTTCCCGTCTGTATTCACACTTACGGAAGCCACCATGAAAAAATTGTTAGAGTTACGCCAGAAGAAAGCTGAGTTAGCCACACAAATGCGCTCACTGCTGACCAAGGCCGAAGATGAAAAACGCAGCCTTACCCCCGAAGAAGCCACTCAGTTTGATGAAATCCGTGCTCAGGCAGAAGCCCTATTTACAGAAATCACCCGTTATGAATCCCTTGCTGATGAAGAGCGCACACAGGCCGGTAAAGCCAAGCCTGTAGACGATGGTAAAAAAGTGACCAATGACGAGTTACGCCATTACATCATGACCGGCGAAACCCGCATGTTATCCACTACCGTGAATGAGAGCGGCGGCTATTCTGTTATCCCTGAGCTTGACAGTGAAATTATGCGCATGTTGGCTGATGAGTCAGAAATGCGCCAAATTTGCACCGTCAAAACCACCAAATCCAACGAGTATAAAAAACTTGTGTCCGTGGGCGGCGCGGCGGTAGGTCGAGGTGTAGAAGGTGAAGCCCGTACCGAAACCGCGACGCCTAAGCTGGAAGAAGTCAGTATCAAGCTGAACCCTATCTATGCTTACCCGAAAACCACGCAGGAAATCCTTGATTTTAGTGATGTGGATATCTTGGGCTGGTTGACCGAAGAGATCAGCGACACCTTTATCGAAACCGAAGAAACCGATCTGGTTAACGGTGACGGTACTAAAAAGGCTAAAGGCTTCCTGTCATACCCTCGTGCTGCAACCGGTGACCGTACTCGCCCATTCGGAACGCTGGAAAAAATGGTTGCTGCTGGTGATGCGCCTACCGCTGATGAATTGATTGATTTGGTCTTCAAGCTGCGCCGCCGTTACCGCAAAAATGCTGTATGGGTGATGAACTCCAACAGTGCCGCCATGCTGCAAAAGATTAAAAACGGTAATGGTGATTATATCTGGCGTGACCGCCTACAAGCTGGCGATCCGGATATGTTGCTGGGCCATCCAGTGCGATATCTGGAAAACATGCCCGATGCAGAACCGGGTAAACCGGTCATTGCTGTAGGTGACTTCAAGCGCGGCTATTTCATTGTTGATCATGAAACTGGTACCCGCACCCGCCCTGACAATATCACCGAACCGGGCTTCTACAAGGTTCACACTGATAAGTATCTGGGTGGTGGGCTGGTGGACTCCAACGCGATCAAAGTTCTCGAAATCGCAGAGTAAGCAACAGGGGCTACGGCCCCTTTCTTATCAGGGAGTTTACCAATGAAAGATACCGATTTTGAGATCCGCACCGCCAGCTTATCCACCAGCGATAAAAAGTTAGTGGGTTATGCCGTGAAATGGAATAGCCGCTCAGAGGTGCTGTGGGATGAGTTTGTCGAGCAGTTTGCCCCAAATGCCTTTAAAGCCAGCCTTGCAGCTGGTACCGATGTTCGCGCGTTGTTTGAGCATGACTATACCGCGCTGTTAGGTCGCACCCAGTCAAATACCCTCGTATTGAGTGAGGATGCTACCGGTCTGCGTTTTGAATTGACCCCACCCGATACCCAGTTAGGCCGTGATGTGCTGACCATGGTTGAGCGTGGCGATATATCAGGCATGAGCTTTGGTTTCCGTGCATTAAAAGACCAGTGGGACAGTACCAAACAGCCTTATGTCCGTACTGTGTTGGCGGCAGAACTACGGGAAATCACTGTGACCAGCTTACCGGCCTACCGTGAGACTGATGTTCAGATTGCCAAGCGCTCACTGTTAACCCAACACCCAGAGCTGGTGGATCTGTCTCTGCGTTCCCATTGGGCTTATCTGGCGGGGTTGTGATATGTGGCCGTTCAAACGCAAGACCGAAAGCCGCTCAATGACCATTGATGAGTTTATGGCACTGGCTGGCATCCCCAATACGGGAGCCGGTGAACATGTGTCTGCTGCTACTGCCGAATCTCTGCCGGCTGTTATGAATGCTGTGACCGTTATCAGTGAAGCCGTGGCCTCGATGCCGTGTTACCTGTATCGGGTTCAGAATGAGAAAAGAGAATGGTTATCGGAGCATCCAGTTGATTACCTGCTGAATGAATACCCGAATGACTGCCAGACCCCTTATCAGTTCAAGCGCACGATGATGCGTCATTGTCTACTCAATGGTAACGCTTATGCAGTTATCGAATGGGGCAAGGATGGCAAGCCGCAATCACTGCATTCTTACCCGCCTCGCGCCGTGGTACCCAAGCGCCTGAGCAATCACCGATTCGCCTATACCATTACACACCCGGACGGCACGGTAAAAACGTACCTTCAGGAAGAAATATTGCACCTGCGACACGCTACTGAAGATGGTTTCCTTGGGCGTTCTCCGATCACTGTCTGTCGTGAAACGGTTGGGCTGGGACTTGCTCAACAACGTCATGGCTCGTCGGTGATGAATAACGGCCTGATGGCTTCCGGCGTGTTGACAACCGGTGACTGGTTGGACGGGCCAAAAGGCGCTAAGGCACTGGAAGCACTGGAGCGCTACAAAGGCGCACGCAATGCCGGTAAAACGCCGATTATCGAAGGTGGCATGAAGTATGAGCAGCAAGGCATGAGCAATCAGGATGCTGAGTGGTTGGCTTCTCGCCGCTTCACCATTGAAGACATCGCCCGGATATTCAATATCAGCCCAATATTCCTGCAAGAGTATTCCAACAGCACCTACAGCAATTTCAGCGAGGCCAGCCGTGCTTTTCTGTCTCAAACCTTACGCCCCTGGCTAACTAATTTTGAGCAACAGGTTAAAGCTTCTCTTCTGGTGGCCAGTCACCCGGTTCAGGTTCGCTATCAGGTGGAGTTTGACACTGCCGACTTGCTACGGGCCAATCCTCAAGAACGTTTCCGCAGTTACGAAACCGCCATTAAATCAGGCGTGATGTCTCCGAATGAAGCGCGTGAGCGTGAGGGGATGCCAGCGTATGCCGGTGGTGAGGAATTCAGTCAGGCATGGAAACAGACAGTACAGGTGAAATCCGACGATGCTAAGGACGACCTATGAGAGCTGGCGGCTTACGACACAAAGTGACGATACAGACGTTTACCACGACTCAGCTACCGTCCGGCCAGCCATTAAAGCAATGGAACGATGTCGCCACAGTCTGGGCCGAAGTGAAGGCAATCAGTGGCCGTGAGTTGATTGCCTCTGGTGCGGAAATGTCAGAAATCACTATTCGGATCTGGATGCGTTACCGGGCTGACGTAAGTTCTGCGAACCGCATTCGCTTTACCGTCAGGGGTGGTAAGCCCATGAATTATGACATTACCGCAGTGATACCCGATGAGAAAGCCACCCGGTTAGAGCTGCTGTGTAAGGGAGGTGTGAGCCAATGATAACGCTGGATGAGGCAAAGCTACATTGTCGTGTTGATGGTGATTATGAAGATTCACTTATTCAGATTTATATCGATGCTGCGCTGGAGGTCTGTCAGCAGCATATCGGTAAACGGTTTGATGCCGGTCTGGAGTTCAATCCTGCTATTCGTGTGGGGTGCCTGATGTATGTATCTCAATTGTATGACGGCCGGACGATGGTCAGCGAGGTTGAGGCTAAAGAGGTGCCACTGACCATTTCTGCATTGTGGAGTACTTATCGCGATCCGGGGGTGTACTGATGCCAGTCCATCCATTGAAACGTTGTAGTTATCCCGGATGTCGCGCACGTGTGAAGGCTGGCCGCTGTGCCGAGCATAAGCGCGAAGCCAGAGTGCAACAGGATTCGCAACGTGGTTCTCGTCGTGAACGTGGCTATACGCCCAGATGGGATAAGTACCGCCTGATGTATCTCAAGGCTCACCCGCTTTGTGTGCACTGTGAAAAGCAAGGCATCTATACCCCCGCCAAGATAGTCGATCACATTATCCCGATTGATGGTGGTGAAGATGTTCTGTTCTGGCCGGAGAGTAATCATCAAGGTTTGTGTGTCAGTTGCCACAGTCGTAAGACCACTACGCAAGACCCTGTGACAAAGCAGCAGCGCAAAGCGGGTAAGTTCCATGAGCAAGAGGAGGCCGCCAAGCACCGCAATGATTGGATACATGAGTACAACAAAAATGCGTGAAGAAGAGATGCAGCGATTAATCAACGAGTTACAGCGTAGTCGCGAGGGTTTTATACAGAGCCATAGCAAGGCGTCTAAGCAAGCCACAGGCAAGCGTATGACGAAGCGTGACCGTGAGCTAATGGATGCGTTCCGAAACCGGTGACGAGGCGCAGGGCAAGGGGTGGGGGAGGTTTGAGGACAAAGCCCAAGACCGCTGGCACCACCCGCCCCCTCAAATTTTTACGCGCGGCACTTTTTTTCGTAGCAGTAAAGGCACAGGAAACAACAATTTATGGCTAGACCACCCAAAGCCCCCACTTATTTAGATGAGATTGCTACCGCAGAGTGGAAGGCAAGGGCAAAGCAGTTGATGGAGCGCGGCGATCTGATTGATGCAGACTGGCGTAACCTTGAATTGTATTGCCTCAACTACTCGATGTACCGCAGAGCCGTGGCAGACCTTGCGGCGCGGGGTTTTTCGGTTGAAGGTTCTCGCGGTGCGACCACCACGAACCCTGCGTTGAAAGCCAAGTCTGACGCTGAGAAAATTATGATAAAAATGTCCTCGCTGATGGGCTTTGATCCGGTATCTCGCCGCCGTAATCCGGTGGAAATTGATGAGGCAGACGCCCTTGACAGCCTATAACCGGTACGCGCTTGATGTTAAAAACGGCAAAATACCGGCCTGTATGCGGCTAAAACAGGCTGTTGAACGGTACTTTAATGACCGGAACAACCCGCTTTATACATTTGATGGGGCCACCGTAGAGCGTTTTATTGCCTTTTCTCACCTTTGCCCCCACGTGAAAGGCCCCCTACGGGGTCAGCCTATCGTGTTAGAGCCGTGGCAACAGTTCGCCTTTGCCTGCTTGTTAGGATTCAAGGTGACGGCTACCGGGCGCAGGAAATACCGCAGTGCTTACATTCAGGTACCCCGTAAGAATGCCAAATCAACAGTGGCCGCTATTCTGGCTAACTGGTTTCTGGTGATGGAGCCGGGCCAGCAAGATATCTATACCGCTGCTGTGAGTCGCGATCAGGCGCGTATCGTGTTTGATGATGCCCGTCAGATGAGCCTTATCTCAAAGCCCCTGAGAAAGCGCCTTACTATCCAGCAGCACAAACTGATTTATGCCAAAACCAACAGCCTGTTAAAGCCATTGGCCTCCAAAGCCTCGACCATTGAAGGGACTAACCCCAGTCTGGCGGTGGTGGATGAATACCATCTTCACCCGGATAACGCTGTTTATTCGGCGCTTGAGCTGGGAATGGGTGCTCGGCCAGAAGGGATACTCTTTGCTATCACCACAGCGGGTAGCAACGTGGTATCAGCCTGTAAGCAACATTATGATTATTGTTGCCAGATATTGGCCAGTGAAGAGCAAAACGAATCGTTGTTTGCCCTGATCTACGAACTGGACGACGAGAGCGAAGTTGAGCAGCCGGAACACTGGATTAAGGCTAACCCTAATCTGGGTGTTTCTGTTGATGTTACGGCACTGACTGACACCATCAATAAGGCGCGTGGCATTCCCTCTCAATGGGTTGAGATGCTGACCAAGCGCTTTAATATCTGGTGTCAGGGTGAAACACCGTGGATGGGAGCAGGTGCATGGGATGCCTGTAAAGCCGATTATAGCGAGGATGATTTAGCCGGTCTGGAGTGTTACGCCGGGTTAGACCTGTCATCAACCAGCGATATTACCAGTGTGTGCTACTCGTTTCCGGTTGAGAATCGTGTATTGCTGCTTACCCGTCACTATATCCCCGAAGCCCAGTTGAATAATGCCGCCAATAAGAACCGCGCCATATATCGGCAATGGGTTAAAAGTGGCTGGATACGCACCACACCGGGCGACTGTATAGACTATGACCGCATCCGTGATGATGTGCTGGCAGACAGTCAGCAGTTTAATATCAAACTGACAGGGTTCGATACATGGAACGCCACTCATCTTAGAACACAGCTGCAGGGTGCCGGTCTGGATGTCGAACCGTTCCCGCAGACCTACATGAAATTTAGCCCGGTTGCCAAGTCTGCCGAGGTATTTGTTAACCGCAAAGTGATTCAGCACAACGGCGATCCGGTCTTGGCTTGGGCCATGAGCAACGTTGTGATGGAAACGGACGCCAACGCCAATATCAAGCCAAATAAGAAGAAAGCCGCTAACAAGATAGACCCGGCTATTGCCTTCCTGATGAGCTTTGGCACCTACCAGATTGAGCATGAAGACTTTGCCTACGCCTTGAGCGAAGAACAGCAGCAACGACTTAAAAACTTTGACGGTATCTAACAGGAGAAAACAGTATGAACTCATTAAATAATGAACAGGTAAAAACAATCCGGCTTTATGGACCACTGAAACAGTTTACCGAAAATAAAGACGGTGTTTTCCGTTTTGCGGCAAGTACGACGCAAGAAGCTATTAAAGCCTGTTGTGTATTATTGCCGGGCTTTGAGCGTTTTCTTAATGAAGCAAAGGATAAAGGGCTTACGTTCGCTGTTTTTAAAGGCAAACGTAATATTTCTCAAGATGAGCTTGAATTTAATATTGGCAATGAAGAAATAAGAATTGCTCCGATCATTATTGGTAGTAAAAAGGCCGGACTGTTTCAAACTATCTTGGGAGCGATCCTTATTGCAGCAACATTGTGGAACCCAACAGCGGCTTTAATGTCGGCGGGTGTTGCCAATGGCATGATGATGGCCGGCGCTTCTATGGTGTTGGGCGGTGTAGTGCAGATGCTATCACCACAACAGGGTGGGCTGGCAATGCGAGAATCGCCTGATAATAAACCATCCTACGCATTTGGTGGGCCGGTGAACTCGGTTGCTCAGGGTAATCCAGTACCGCTGGGTTACGGTAAGCGCCGGATAGGTGGCGCGTTAATATCCGCAGGCATCCACGCCGAAGACCAAATGTGATCACTAAACCTACAGTGACCGTTATGGGGCATATAACCAAAGCCCCTAAGCGGGTACAGAGCAGCACAGGCAAGGTGATGGCTGTAGCAACAATTCTCGTCTCGAGCGATAAACGCAGTGATTACCCGTTGCGGGTTATTGCCTTTGATATGTTGGCGCTGGAGCTAATGCTTTGCCAGTTGGGGCAGAAGATAACCGTTAGTGGTAGGTCTGCATACTGGAATGGGTATCAGGTTACGGCCAGTCACATTAGCCAATAAGAAGATCGCTCAGGCGGTCTTTTTTGTTTGTGTGCATTCCGCTGTTTTCGGGCTAGTGCGAGGTTCCGTGGGGTACTTGGTGGGGTACTAATCATAAAAAAGGCGCTAACCAATTAAGGATAACGCCATTTTAAACAACAACTTAACTGACTAGTATCAGTTCATGCCGTATTTTTTCAATTTCTTACGTAGCGTGCCACGGTTGATGCCCATCATCAGGGCCGCACGGGTTTGGTTGCCACGGGTGTATTGCATCACCATGTCCAACAATGGCTGTTCAACTTCAGCCAGTACCAACTCATACAGGTCACTCACATCCTGACCATTCAGTTGAGCAAAATAGTTCTTCAGTGCTTGTTTTACCGAATCACGCAAAGGCTTTTGAGTCACCTGATCTTGTGAATTTACGGTTGCAACGGTCAGTACGTCAGAATTTACGCGTTGTTCGAACAT